TGCGTCTGTACCAAGAGATGCTGAGCCAGTAACGTTTGAAAGAACGAAACCTGCATCTGCATTGGTAGAACCTTCTTCTACGAAAGTAAATAATCCACCTGTTACATCAGCACTTGAATCTGCGTCTAACGCTCTTGTTAGTACAGCTGCTGCTGAACCACTACCTACTGTGCTTACAAAGTAAACACCATTTTGTGTGGCTGTTGACTGATTTTTAACAAGTACTCTATCGTTAAGAATTAAAGCTTGTCCGTCTATTGTTATAGCTCCGTTTGAGCCATAGGTTAGAGTTGCCCCTACACCACCAGTACCGTTATTATATGTTCCTGAAATAGCAGCTTCTGTTGCTACTCTACAAGACTCTTTAATATCTAGTGCTTGTTTTACGCTGTCTACGTATGCTTTTGTTGTTGCGTCTGTTGCTTGGGTAGGAGTGCCAATATTAGCAAGTCTGTTTGCCCCAAAGTCAACTGTTTGTGATCCTGCAACTGTAAGTCCTCCATCAAAGTCTACTGATGGGGTGAATGTAGTAGTACCAGCAACTGTTATAGTATCGCCTGCTGCGTTACCAATGTTTACTGCTCCGTTTAGAGTTGTACCACCTGTGACTTCTAAAGCGCCACTTGCTGATATGTCTGTACCACCTATTGTACCTGCGGCTACTACGTTACCTGAGCTCGCATTTACTGTGAATTTGTTTGTAGCGATAGCTAAGTTTCCAGACATGTTTACAGCTGCTGCTGAAGTTAGTCCTGATACTGTTAGAGCTGATCCTACTGTTGTTGATTCACTTCCGTTAGTAGTAACAAATTTTAGATATGAGGTTCCGCCTTGATTTATATCTAATGCTGCTGCATTGTTATCTAGTAGTGTGAGTGAATTTGCTTGAGTGCTTAAGTCTATAGTTCCACCATGAGTAATAACTAAATTAGCTGTTGGAGCTATTGTTAGATTACCAGAGGCTGTACTAATAGTATCACTAGAACCTGTAATTACGATATTACCAGATTTTAATTGATTGACTTTACTATTACCATCAACTAATACTGCTGAACTTGCTGTTAGCGTACCTGCTGTATGGTCGAGCATATTGACGAATAAATCTCCGCCTATTGTTGTTACCGCCGAGGTGCTTGGATGCCCTACAAATAGTTTCTTTGAATTTGATGAATATGCTAATTCACCAGCACCGAGGGAAGAGGGAGCGGCGGAACTCGCACTTCTTTTGATTTTAATGGTTTGTGCCATGTTTCTGTCCTAAATGAGCTTAAAAAGCCCCTGCGTCTATAGTGTCTGAGTCTGTTGAGTCGTTGCCTATCATTATAGGAACAAAACTATATACGCCCGTGGACGTTTCTCTATAGATCTTTAACTGATTGTCATCAGTGTCATAAAATAAATCCCCTTCTGCCAAGTTTGTTGTGCTTGAAGCTGGAGATGAGGTTTGTACGAAAAATTGGTTAGCTAAGTAATTAAGAGCTCCTTCGACAGTGGTCTGACTAGAAAGTGTCCCGACCGGATTATCGAATGTGAGTGAGCTTGCATCTGTTGCACTGGCGGCTACAGCGCTAGAAACCGTTAATGTAGTGGTTTGTGCTGTTGCGCTTAAACTTGTAGTTTGAGGAGTAATCGTGACTGTAAGTGCCATTATCTTGTAACTTCTGCTGTAACTCTTGCTACGCCTTGGATGAGTCTGGTAATACTGTTTGCACTAGTATTAAATAATTCTAAATCATAATAGTATTTTCCTGACGCTATATTCCGTGTTGTTGCATATCCTAAACTCATTGTTAATTTGCCTTGTGAGGCATTTGTAACTTGACAAGTAAAGGTTGCTGAAAGAGTAGTTGATGTTGGCGTAGGTCTTAGTTGTGCAGACGCAGAATGACTACCTAGATTAACTGGGTCGCCGTTTTGTGCTACTACTAATTCTATGGAAAAGTCAGACCCCTGGTCTATAACTATATCATAATTTCCTGCTGCCATAATTGTACTCCTATAATTAGAATTATATCAAAAATATGGGGTGCTGTCAAGAACTATTTTTAAGGGGTATTATATTAACTAGGTACAGTTGGAAAAACTATATCATTTTCAGTAGAAGCACTAGCTTGAGTAGTGGGTAAATCTCGCAACGCCTGTCTATAAGTTGCCCATTCTGCTTTTTTACTATCAGAAAAAGGGCTATCCACGACTTGAGTCCAGTCTGACTCTGCTAAAAGAAAAGTTCTCTGTGACCTAATATAATCTACTACGGAGGGGCCATCTTTACTTACTGCGGATCCATCTGTGATATTATAAAGACTTCCGTCATACACTCCTTCTATAAGAGACTCCCCTGTATTATGAGAAATTTGATTAAGATTAGTTGCGCCATCTGCAAGCCCATTTCCAATTATTTCTCCTGTTGCTGTTATGTAAACTGTGTAATTCATATTATTATCCTGTGTTAAATACTACTCCGTTTAGAGATGCATAAGTATAGTTTGCTTGAGTACCTGTGTATATTCTAAAGTATAAGTCATCTACTCCTGCAGGTACACTTGCTATTCCTGAATAAGTATAAGTATATCCTCTATATGTTCCTGCTTGCCAGTAAATACTAGTTGGGCCGCCAGAGGCAGTAGTCCATGATGAGTTATTTGTACTAATTTGTACTTTCCATCCATTAACGTTACCTAAAACTGCTGATAAAGTAACCATATATCTAGCTCCATCTCTGACTTTTCCTACAAAACTTATGTTGCATATACCTGAATAGGCAGATCCACCACCTTGTGCTCTTGTAAGCTGTGCGAATGCATTTTGTGTTAATTTCTGTGCAGTTCCATTATGGTCATATATTTGTGTGTCTACATCTGCTAAAAACTTAACATTTAGAGTATCTACATCAATCTTTTCTGAACGAATAGCGGATATCTGTGCTGCTCCAATAGCATTAGTAGCTATCGTTAAAGTGGTAATATTATTTGCTGCAATAGTAGCAGTAGTAATCTGATTGGCTGCAATCTCCGCTGTTGTAATAGCATTAGCCGCTATCTTAGCTGATGTAATTGCGTTAGCCGCTATTTGTGCATTACTTATAGTTCCTGATAACTTGCCAGTTCCTACAGCAGTAATCATAGCGTCATCTACACTACCTGATTTTATTTCAGCTGAGTCAATAGCATTAGCGGCTATTTTAGCTGATGTAATAGCATTAGCAGCTATCTGTGCGTTACTAATTGTTCCTGTAAGTTTACCAGTTGCGACTGCTGTAATCATAGCGTTGTCTATACTACCTGATTTTATTTCTGCTGAGTCAATAGAGTTAGCGGCTATCTTAGCTGATGTAATAGCATTAGCGGCTATCTGTGCGTTTGTAATTGTTCCTGTAAGTTTACCAGTTGCAACTGCTCCAATCATAGCATTAGTAATATTACCATTTGCAGATATTTTTGCACCATCAATACCCCCGTCAGATACAGTAATTTTTGCAAATCCTATTCCTGCTGAAGAACTAATTTCTGCATTTGTTATACTACCACCAGCTATTTTTGCTGCGTTAATAGCATTTGCTTCTATCTTAGCATTAGTAATCGCACCTGCGGCTATCTCGGCTGTATCTACATTACCTGCAGCTATCTTAGCGCTAGTAATAGCGTTAGCTCCAATTTGTGGATTAGTTACTGCTCCTGATTGTATAACTGCACTGTTAATAGTATTACCGGCTATTTCTGCATTTGTAATTTGACCACTTACAACAGCTGCTGCTGTAATACTGTTTGCTGTAATATGGGAGGAGTCAATAGCTCCTGTTGATATAGACGCTGCTACAATACTATTTGCAGTAATGTGTGAGTTATTTATTGCACCTGATACTATAGCTACTGTGTCTATAGCGTTTGCTGCTATCTCTGAAGATCCTATTGCACCTGCTACTATAGCTGCTGAGCCAATTGAGTTTGCTCCTATTTCTGAAGAGCCTATTGCTCCTGCTACAATATTGACTGCTCCAATAGAATTTGCTCCTATCTCTGAAGATCCTATTGCACCTGCTACTATAGCTGCTGAAGTTATAGAGTTTGCTTTTATTTCAGCAGTATCTACAGCGTTTGCTGCTATTAAGTCTCCTGTTATTGCATTTGATATAATTTCTGAAGTATTGATTGCATTAGCAGCTACTTTGGCATTATTAATTGCGTTTGCTGCTATCTGTAAAGTTTCTACTGCTCCTGTAATTAGTTCTGCAGTATCCACAGCGTTTGCTCCTATATGAGTAGAAGTTATTGCTCCATCTGCTATTATAATACCTGTTACAGAGTTAGCCGCTATTTGAGTACCGCCTACAGAGTTTCCTGCAAGAATTGTACCATTAACAGCATTTGCTGTTATCTCTGCGCTACCTATTGAGTTAGCTGATATTTCTGCTGAAGCAATTGAGTTTGCACCTATTTGAACACTACCTACAGAGTTAGAAGCTAGTTCTACTGCTGTAATACTGTTTGCTGTAACTGTGAATGTTCCTACTGCGTCTGCTGTTAATTGTGCTGCTGTAATACTATTTGCTAATATTGCTACTGTTCCGATTGAGTTAGCTGCTATTTCTGAACTTGTAATAGCGTTAGCTGTTATAGCTACACCGCCTATTGAGTTTGCAGATATTTCTGAACTTGTAATAGCGTTAGCTGTTATAGCTACACCGCCTATTGAGTTTGCAGATATCTCTGAGCTACCAATAGCGTTAGCTGTTATAGCTATTGCTCCGATTGAGTTAGCTGATATTTCTGAACTACCAATAGCGTCTGCTGATATAGCTACTGCGCCGATTGAGTTTGCTGAGACATGTGAAGAATCTATCGAACCTGCTATTATATTTGCCTCACCTATTGAGTTTGCTGCTATTTCGCTTGAACCAATAGCGTTTGATACTATTGCTATTGCACTGATTGAGTTTGCTTCTATCTGTACTGCTGTAATAGAGTTATTAGTTATCTGTACACTTGTAATAGCATTTGATCCGACTTCATCATCATTATCTATTTTTACTTTGTTTGTGAATGAAGTGATAGCAAAGGTTCCTGCGTTATTAGCTACCTGGGCAAGTATCGCGTCTGAAGAAGAATCTATTCTTAGTGCTTGTCTGTATATCTTTTTACTAGAGTAAGCTCTCGAAGGTGCGGAAGTTATCTCCATGCTTGTATTACTTTCTATGTAAGCTACTGTAGAGTAGAATCTTGTTGCTCCTGCATCATCTACTATAACTACATCTCCTGTTTCAAAATCTGTTGTAAATGCTGTACTGCTTCCTGTTATTGTACTAGAACCAGCTGCTAAATTTATTGTTCCGCTTCCTTGAATTATGTCATTGTTTGACTCTCCGAGTCGTTTCATAAATGTGTAATTTACTTTGTTTCCGTCTGAATCTGTTGCAGTTGTATCGGTATGTAAATGTATTGCTTGTAGTGGATCTGTTCTAGTAGTTCCTCTGGCTAAGTTTGCATCATAGTCAAATACTAGGAAACCTATCTCGCCATTTGCTAGATTATTGAATCCTGCTTGTGTTGTAAAGTTAGTGTTTGCTCCTGCGAAAGCTAATGGATCTGCTCCATTTAAAGGTTGGTAAGAGTATGTTCCACTAGAGAATGTTATAGTACCATTTGAACTGTTAATGTTCTGGACAGCAGTTAGTAACCCACCTTTTACAATAGAGCCATTTAGTCCTGCTGGTACAAGTTCTGCTGAGAACGGTGCCATAGTAGATACATTAAAGTCTATCTTTGTTTGTATATATGAAGATGTTTGTCCATTCGTATTTCTTGTTTGAACTCTTAGTATGTATTCATCTCCAACTACTACATTTCGTATAGTATAGGAAACTTGTTTATCTACATCTATTTTTACAAATTCATCGTGATTTGGGTCGTGTGCATCAGTTTGTGCATTATGTTGTATTCTATATCCTGCTAAATGTTCGTATACATCAGTTAGAACATTACCATCGGTATCTGTTCTTGTTGAAGTAGGATGTGTCCAAGATAATAAAATATCGTAACCAGATATTCCTGCTCCTACAGAGGAGGTATCTCCACCACTAGGTACTACGGTTGCAGTTAAATTTTGAGGTGCTGGTACTTGTTCTGATCTTTTTGGTTTTCTTAATTCTGCTGGTAGTTCTGGTAGTGCATATCCTCTATCTACTGCATTAAACTTTTTAACATTGTATTCAGCAGCATTAATATCAAAAGTCATTTCTGCACTATTTTCTTTTAATGAAGTAACAATATACTGTTTCATGTTTCCAGTTACTTCCACACCTTTATCTGTCTGTCCAGATATGGCATAGATAACTTCTCCATTTGGTACAGAACTAAATGCGCTTGATACAGTTACTGAAGTTGAATTAAAAGAACTTATTGGTTTTGTTTCTACTCTAACATCTTCTGAGTAATGTATTTGTACAACAGCACCTGCGTCATCTTTAACGTTTCTTGCTTTTTCTTCGTTATCAATAGCTGCTCCAGCTTCATCTAATAGTACTAAATCTCCCTCTCTATAGACTACAGAATTAATTGTTGCTGTCTGTTGAGTTAAATATGCACCACCGCTAGGATATATTAAATGTAATTCATAATTATTTGCTGAAACTAAACTGCTTGATAAGTCTCTATCTGTTCTTATAACTGTAGTAGTTGAATTAGATGCAGTTGTAACTCTACCACTTAGTTGAGTATTTGTTTCATCTGCGTCTTGAATATTGATAATATCACCAGGCCTTAGAACTGCTCCTGCATTTATTCCTGTTTTAAAACTTACAACTTCTCTTTCTAATCTTTCTGTAAATAGATGCCATTTACCATATCTATGTGCTTGTCCTTGTGATGTACAGCCAAATGCTGTAACCGTTTTTCTAGTTATTCTACCTGCTTTCTGTATTTCATCTATATCTTCTACAACTTCTGTTGCTTGTTTGTAGCTATCTTCTGGGTCAGTCCATGAGACTCTTATTTGATTATGTTTAAATCTTCCTGCTGTTCCTGAGTAGCTAAACTGTCCTTCTACAACATTACCTTTTGTAAAGGTATAAACTGCACCTTTTTGAATATTAGAGCCTAAAGTAACTTGCCCATTGTACCAAATAAGCATACTTCTAATAACAGTTGCAAATTGTTTTAAAGTTTTTAGTGCGTCTTGATTTTTTGCTATGTAAGTGTTACAAGTAAATCTTGGCTCACTTCCGCCTTTTCCGTCTGGTACTAATTCATCACAATATTTTGCAATCTGAAACATAGTCCATTTATCGATTTGTGCAAAGTCTCCATTTGGGTCTAAATAATTCCCTAGTCCATATCTTGAATTGGTGAGCATATCCATAAATATCCATACTGGATTATCTGTAAATACTGGCTCGTAGTTTACTTGGTCAGCTGTTTGTGCCAAGTTATTAAATTCCTTTTTATCCCCTCTAAAGTTTCCATCCCAATCTACATAGGCTCCTGTGTCTGCTCCTGTAGTAACGTTTCTTGTATAAGTTGCTCCTGTTCGTCTTACTCCTGCTGCGGTATGCTCGAATCTTGGAAAATAGTTAGTAGGTACTTTTACCTTCATTCCAAATATTTCATATCCTCTACTTGGAATTTTAGAAAAATCTTCTGCGTCTACTATCACTGCTCCATAAGCAGTATAAGGATATCTTAATTTATCTGTAATAATATTTTCAATAGACTTTAATTGGGAAGCATTAGTTTGTTGCCATGAATTTTCTTTTTGGTTAACTGGTGATAGTCTTTGTACTTTTACTCTATATGCATCGTATGGTTGAAACTCTTGTGTGTTTATTAAGTATGTATATGTAAATCCTTCTTTTGTTTTATCATTAATAATTCCTGACTGAGAACCTTTAGTTCTTGTATTCCCATGATAGCTACTTGTTGATGTTGCAATAGTTGGTCTACCTACTACTAGGGA